ATCACCTCCTTTAAGTTGTTGTCAAAGTTACAATTATGGAAACCAGTCCTGCAATAATCGCTGCTGCTGACCCCATCAGTATTCGTTCAAGCCTGTTAATCCTGAACAAAATCATGTTATAACGCTCAGCACAAACTGCTTCATGCTGTAGTAAATCACTGTTAACCTCTGCTGTTGTCACTCGTTTTTTACTCATCTTGCCCTAAAACTGCTGCTGTTTGGTCTTCAACCACTGGAGGTTTTTCATAAAGAGGTGGTTCTTCAACGACCACTGCACCTTCAATATGATCACTAACTCGTATAAACGAGCCATCTGGCATCATAAGAAGAGGTGTACGTTTGATTTCTTTTCTATCCACTAGGTTTCTCCGGCCACACTACTTCTTCTACGTTTGAATAGGTGTTGGTTATATCTCGTAGTGCTTGCCTGTATGTAACCCAAGCTGATGGTACTGCTGTATCATCTTCTTGCGCTTTAACAACTACCCAATCACACTCTGCTAATTTATTGTTACGCTCTGCTCTAAGTTGCTCAAGTTCCACTGCAGGAGTAGCATCAGCAGTAGCTGCCCATTCTGCTTTTTTAGCAGTAAGCTCATCACCTGTAATTTCTACTTGTTCACCGTTTACAATTTTATAATATTGTTCAGCCATAATTACGCCCTTTCTACCCCAAATACCGTAAATCGGCCAAAGGATGAGTTACCTCCAGTACCAAAAATACTAAAACCTGTAAGGTTTGTATGAGGGTCGCTTCCGGTAAAACAGCTTGTCCATTTTTCATCGTAGTGATCAGTGCTTGTCTTTTGAGTTAATTGACTCATACCTGTTACCAATGTTCTATCAGTACCATCGGCAAACATAGAAATTTGTCCTTGACCATGTGATGCATAAGCTGTGCCGTTACCAGCCAGCCAAGCGTAACTTTGAACTCCTGCGTAAGAAGCAGAGTTGTGCGTTGGTGTTGTACCAGTACCTGTGCTAGATTTCCAAGAAGTATTATTGCTGTAACTTGATGTACTTATATCGCCGCTACTATTTCTAAATCTAAGCCCAGTAACAGACCAATTAGGGCCGTGGTTACATACCCAATAAAATAAATAATGTCCGTATTTTGAATCATCAAAAACATCAAATGAAACAGATGAAGTGTTTGATGTAAATGTAGTTTCTTGCAGTAGCACCAAACCACCACCAAACATCTTACCATTAATGGTAACATCGCCATTGGTAGCTACTTCTAGTTTGTTAGCGATAGTAGCGTTTGGGACAAGAGATACTTTACCAGAGTCTGACCATATATAGGTCTCATTAGATGCAAGACTGTTACCTAAACCCGTACCATTATGAATAAGATAACCTGAACCAGCGTCTGTCTTTGCTTCGTAATAAGAATATTCAACTCCAGTAGTTGTGTTTTCAATACTCATATTGACTCGGTCAGCATGTGTACCTGTAATAGTAAGAGGTTCAGCGCCAGAAGAATCTATAGTTACGTTACCAGAAATCGTACCGCCAGAGCCTCTAAGATCAATGTCTTCAAATAATGCGGCAGTAGGTCTAAGTTCAAACCTATCACCAATAGCAAAAGCACGAGCTGTAGTATTATCTTGAGCACGAGTTACAGTCATAGAATCTGTAGAACGTGCAGTAACTTTTACGATTTCAAGATTATTACTGGTATCAACGAGAGTACCATAAAAGTAATCGCCAGAGCCAAGCGTAGGAAAACGTGCACCCTGTCCTGTATCAAGAACAACAGTAGTGTCAGAAGAACTAATACCAGCGGATATAGTACCGAAAGCATTATTTTTTACTTTGACTCCCATGCGCTACTCCTACTCTGGCTTTGGATTATCAGTTTTGATGCCTGCTATAAAGTTATAGAACGTGCCTGTTTTAGCGTCACTTCCAAACTTACCTGCATCAATATCATCCCAAAGTTTTTCTAACTGTTTATGTACTGTGCCATCTTGCTCACCACCGACATACAAAAGTAGTCGCGCCTTCTGCACTTCTTCAAGTGCCATCTGAGCTGAAACTTCAGCCCAAGTTGGTGCAGTCACACCTTCTGGCCAAGTTATTCTTTCTTCATACTCACTCTCGTTAGTAGGCGGATCGCCTTGGTATGGTTCTGGTATTTTGTTTAAGCTATCTAATGCGTCATCAAATGTTGCCATAATTCCCCCCTTAAATAAACTCTGTTGCTATACATGTAGAACCTTGTTGAGAGCCACGGTTATCATCTGCAGTATTTGGATTCCAAATATTAAAAGGTCTATTACCACCTGCGCCACCGGGGTCTCTATACGCTGCCTCTAATACAAGATTTCCAGTATTGGTTCCTAATGTTGTGGCAGACAACACCATATCAATAACCCACAAAATGTTACCATTACTAATATAGGGGCCAATAACGTAATGAGAGCCTGCCCAACGCTCACCAGCGGTATAACCAGTTCCGCTCCAGTATAGTTGTGTACCATAATACGGGTATGAATACTTACCATGCCCGGAAAGTTTTGCTAAAACATGAATGTGGGAATCTGATCGTTGCCTATTTATTGTCAGCATATTACTCCACAGTGTATACCGAGTACTACCAGATGTTTGACCAGCTGAAGTACGCGTTGAATTAGTACTTGAAACACGCTGAATAGTAGTACCAGCTTGACCCCAACTAAAAGTACCATCGCCATCGGATAACAAAGCATTACCTGACGAACCATTACCTGAGACATTAAGTTCATCAGCCCCAACTACATTGTTATCAATAGACCAAGTAGCACCGTCTGAAGATACAGTAATATCTCCTTTATCACCGTCAAGATTTACACTAGTAAGATCAACAAGACCTTGCGCTGTTACACGAAGTTCTATTCGATCTCCGATAGCAAAAGCTCTTGCTGTCGTACTCTCTTGAGCACGAGTTGCTGTAAGGACATCACTAGACCTAGCTGTTACTTTAACAATCTCAAGATTGTTGGAAGAGTCAATTAGCGTAGCGTAAAAGTACTCACCACTCGAAAGAGATGGAAAACGAGAGCCATGCCCACTCGCCACAGTAATACTTGTACCACTAGAAGTTAAACTAGAAGCTAGTGTGGAGTGTCCATTATTTGAGAATTTTACGCTCATAATTTACTCCTTAGTTAACAGTTACAGTCCAAGTAATACCTAATGTATCAGCAGCTCCTTTGTTAATTACGCTGAAGACAGTTCTACATAGTAAGTCACCACTTGAGGATGCGTTAAATATTCCAGCTTCTGTAATTGCCCCTGTACCTGTACCCGCGCCGAATGTTGCTACATAAGCAACTGCGTTACTAGTTACAGTAGTTGATGTAAGAGCTACTCGACCAGCTTCAGTTCCAAGAGCAGAATCACCAGCGGCTGCAGCAGTGCTGCCAGTACCGATAGCCATATGACTCATAGCTGTAGCTGTTGCATCTTTCATTCGTGATGCAATGTATTCTTTACCATCCGTAACAACAATGTTAGGTACAACCGTCTCATGTGTGTTACCGTCAGGTTTTGTAAGTGTAAGCTTTAGCTCACCCGTTACTTTGATAGTATCATTTATCATATCCATCTCCTTTTAAAAACGTGCTCCTGCACAAAGCGGCGTTTCATTTAAGTAATGACCGCCTAGTTCAGTATCGTCTGTATCAGTATATATGAAATTGAGTAATAGTCCAGCGTTGATTGCATCTGGGTAACTTATCGTGTCAGTGTTAAGTATAGCGTCATTTATCTGTTCTGCAGCACCTAACACACCTGTAAACGAACGCCTAGCTATACCATCATTTGAAGCGCCTGCTAATATAGATGTATTTAAAACACTACCATCGTGGGTTATAACTTGGCTTGTGTCAACTTTTCTAAATCTATACCTATCTTGAATAAATAGTTTGTCATAGAATTGGACAGCATCTTTACCTTCACCAAACAACACAGCTTCATTAAGCATACCAAATTCTTCATTAAGTTGGTGTCCTAATTCAGCGTAACGAGAAACTTGATTTCCGTGTACATGATATCCTCTAACTTGACCTGTTTCAGCTCCATCGACTGCAACAGCAAAATCAGGGTAGAGATAGCTTGACTCACCTAATACAAGTGAAGTGTTAATACTTTCAGTAATTGAAGCCGTATCTGAATAAGCAGTTGTTATTGCAAATTGTGTAATTGATTCTGTAGGGCTTAGTGTATCACTAAAAACAGCACTTTGGTTGAACGCAATAGATTCAGTTACAGTTACTGGATCAGGATCAGCATCAGCATCAGTACGATC